GCATCCAGCGTCATCGCCTGCGTGAACGTGATGGCGTTGCCTGCGGTGCCTGATGGGGCGTTGTACCAAATGTGCTGTCCTTGACCTTGGATGTACTCTGTAGCAAAACCATTTGTCAAGTAAATGCGATTTGTTCCGTTATAGTATCCATTGTTTGTGTAAAAACTAGAGGCATTACCTGACGTTCCAGACCACAAAGAAGTAGTGCTTCCGATTTGTAATGCCCGAAATCCACTCCACGCACTCGGCGTTACGCCCAGACCGAGGTTGCCGGAGGAGTCGAGGGTCATCTGCGTCGTTGACCCGTTTTGGAAAAACAGACTCCCACTGGTCGTGCCAGTATTGTTCTGGCTGCGGATTGTTAAATCATAAGGCGTAGAAGTGTTTTTAATCAGCGAGGCCGTTCTAGCGGTTGTCGCGTCACTACCACCAATAATAAGACCCGTAAAATTACCGCTATCTGTATTGACTCCGTTACTAACATGTAATTTTGCAGCAGGCGCATTCGTCCCGATGCCGACGTTGCCGGTTGATGCCGCAATAACTAAATCTTGTTCACGACCACCAGAGCCAAGCGACAAAAACCCCGCCGCGTTGCTTGTGTATATTTTTACCTGCCCGGCGTTGTTGTTGTAGAACTCCGTTCCACCGTCGTTAAAAATAAATGATGCGCTACTGCCAGCAACTTGCAATCTTGAAACCGGCGAACTTGTCCCGATACCCACATAACCATTGGCATTTACGCGCATAGCCTCTACGCCGCCCTCCGTGAAGGCAATCGTGTCAGCGGCGGGGAAGAAGATGCCGGTGTTCGTATCGCCGGTCGTGGTGATAGACGGGGCTGCAGCAGAACCGGCAGCGAAGGTGGCTATGCTGGAAGCGGTAAGCGTAGTGAAGGTACCCGCCGCGGCTGACGAACCACCGATCGTTGTGCCGTCGATCGTGCCGCCGTTAATGTCAGTGGTCGTTAAGACAGACGAGGCAAGAGTCACGACACCTGTTGAGTCCGCTATAGAACCGGCAGCCGTGCCGTCCTTAGCCTTGATGTTCGTGACTTCGATGTTGGTCGTGTCTACGGTGGTGGCGTTGACCGTGGTGATGTTGCCGGTCGTAGCTCCAAGCGTGGTGAACGTGCCGGCAGCAGCGGAGCTCGCACCAATCGTCGTGCCGTCAATCGCGCCACCGTTGATGTCGACGAAATCATCCATGAAGATGACGTTCGTGCCGTCGACATAGAGATGCGCCTTGCGGCCGTTCGTGACCGTGATGCCAGTGCCACCAGAGGTCTTGACCGTGATGCTCTGAGCTCCGGTCGTGTTGTTCTGGACGATGTACTGCTTCTGGATCGTCGGGACGACCAGCTCGCGCGTGGCCGTGAGACTGCCCACGGAGGTGACGTTTAAGACCAGCGCACGGGCTGCCTGGGCGGCGTTGGTGTCCGTGTAGGTCAAGGTCAGGTTGGCGTCCGAGGTGTAGTTCGGGTTGCCGTAGCCGACGACGGCCTGCTCGAGCGCAGTGCCAAGGTTGGTATTGGTGATCGTGCCCCAGGTGCCGGAGTTTTCGCCGGTCGCCTGCAACTCGATCTTTAGGTTCGTTGAGTATGAACTAGCCATGTGAGTGTCCCTTTACGTCGAAATCTGAGTCCAAACCACCGTGTTACCGTCGTTGACTGTGACCCAATTTTGTGTCTGCGAGTCATCGACATTCTGCCAGTTAGGTGTCTGATTGTCATTAATTACGCCCCAGACAAGAACGCCGCTGACCGCCCCCGTGGCCTGGACGCCTGTAACAAAGACGTTCGTGCCCGCATTGATGACAACCGACCCAACCGCGCCAGTGCCCCCAACGCCCGTGAGGTTGATAAGGGCATCGCCCGTAACGGCCGCCGTGCCGACAAACCCGGTCGCCTGAACGCCAGTAGGCAGTACATCCGCACTGCCTGTGACCGTAACAGAGCCGACCGACCCAGTCGCCCCAAGGCCTGTGACGGGGGCGTTAGCATCGGCGGCGACCGTAACCGACCCAATCTCGCTAGTGCCTTCAACGCCCGTAAGACTGACATTCGCGGTGCCCGTGACCTGGACCGAGCCCACAGAGCCCGTTGCCTGAAGCCCCGTAACCGAGATATCCGCCCCCGCCGTGACGGTGACGGCACCAACCTGCCCTGTCGCAGAAACGCCCGTAAGGCTGACATTGGCGTCCGCCGCAATAGTGACAGAGCCAACCTGGCCCGTCCCCGTCGGAAGTGCCGCGAGGCTCTCACCCCAAGGGTCGTCGCCCCAGCCTACGCCAGAAGCATCCCACCCTTGGAAAGCAACGACAACATCGGTCACTTCCGCCTCAGATTAGGCGATGCGGATGATCGCGTTGGTCGAATCAGCAGTCGGGAAGATGATCGTGAACGTGCCGTTCGTCGAGGTCTTGGCCCCGCCAAAGTCAAGCACACAAACTGTCGGGTTACCCGCCGCCGTGTCGTTATAGATCAACGCACCAAATGCCGTGATCGTCGCGCTCGTGAACGAAAGATCCGCAAAGTCCGTAAAGGCCGTGGTGCTGCTCGAGGTCGGGGTGACATTGGTCAGCGTACCGCCGCCTGCCGCGTACGTACCAGAGTTCGCTACCTCGTTGGTAACCGTATATGCCGTAGTCGCCGCCGTGAAGGACGCACTGTTGTCGTACAGCGCGAGCTTAAAGGTATTGCCCGTGCTGACCGTGAAGTTGTGAACCGCCTGCATCAGCTCCACTTTGAAGCTGGTGCACATGAAGTTGCCTGAAAATGCCATCTTAGTCTCCCAACAAATGAACCAGCTCTGGATGCCCCGCTTCACGAAGGCGCTGGGCAATCGTGGCACGGTCCTGCTCGACGGCCTCCTTCAGATAGAAGGCGACCACATGTTTTACCTGCGCTTTAAAGGCTCGCGCCTGCGCCTGGACAGCCGGATGCGACTGGTCCCCGACGAAAATGATCTTATCCACTGCCCGTTGAGCCAGTTCCTCCGCGTCCCACCCCCGATTCTGGGTCGTAACAACGGAGACACCACTCGTCAAAACAGGCATTTCTACAGTAATCATGGACCGGGTGACTCTGATTTAACCGGAATGCGAATCATACCATCACGGTACTCGTCGCGGCGGCGGCGTCCCTGCTGCTCGATGCCGAGGCCCTGGATCGCCTGACGGTACGCGTTCTGGAAGTACTGCATCATCTCCGGCGGACCCTTGGTGTAGCTATATGCCTGAATCATGCAAGCATAAAACAGGGCTTCCGGGGCGTTACTGCTGATCCAGGTCGTCGTATTGGTCGACGAAAGCTGGGTAGGGCGGTAGATATAGCCAAGTTCCACCACGAAATTCGCATTCGGGGTAGGCGCAATGTAGAACGTGTTCTGGTCCCACACCGAATAGTACTTGGGAATGTCCGTGGTGGCCCCGTTGGGCCAGTATTCCTTCATAAAGGATGTATCACGGAAGTCCAAAAAGATCTGATCGCTGCCCGAGGTGATCATCATGTAACGATGCGTGAGGATGTCACTCGGGGAGGTCAGATATTTGTTGCCAGAAGTCATGTTTCCGCTGACTTCGAGCTTAAAAACGTCCAAATCGATCTCGCGAAGGATCTGGTTCTCCGCGAAAGTAATGAAGTTGTTGATTACGGCGTCCGTAAAGACGTTACTACCCACTTCGGAGTAGTTTCGGATGTTCGTAACAAGCTCGCTGTAGTTCATGTGGTCGTCACCGTGACCGATCCGACCGTACCTTGGGCAATTAACGCCTGCCCAACGACGTATGGTCGCATATCGTTCGTGTTTCGGGCACTTCCAAAGCTCTGAAATGCACTAAATCCGGGTGCACCCACGAACACCGAGACGGGCTCAATGCGGTCTGGACGCGGATCGCGCAGCGCAATGGCGTCTCCGCGGTACCGCAAAGGCTCCAATTGGGGCTCTTTCGGCTCGTAATCGTCCGGGCACACCATGAACCCCTTCCAGTTCTTACGCAGGGTGTTGTATTCGTACCGTTGACCACAGTAGTCGCAGAGACCGTAGGAGTGTTTGCCACTTGCGTAGGCCATTTAGAACCCCATGTCGGGCACAAACTGCACGCTGGCAGTGTCCCGATCCTCCATCGCAGCTCTCAGGAAGTCTTCCTCGTAGATGGCCTTTAGCGCAGCCGTCCGATCCGGGGCAAACTTGAGCGAAAGCTGGTACGCAAGCCCCGAAGCCAAGCACGGCAGGAAGCGAAAGTTGATATCCGCCGTGTTGGTGTACCCCCCAGCATCTTGAATGCGTCGAATCTGGTAGTACACGAACGTATATGTCTGATCCGCCGCCGGATAGAAGAAAACCTTGGTCGGATTGGCGCGCTGTACGTAAAACTGCGCCGGCCGAGCCTGAGAAGTCTTGTTCGGGACGTTCAGGTAGTCCTCGCGGCTGATCCGCTCGATGTAGACATCACTGTTGATGCCCTGGCTGGTCTGGCGAATGATCGCCTCGAGCACATTGACCGTATCAGTGGGCAAAGTGATCTCTGCCGTACCCTGCGTCAGCGTATAAGTCGCCTGTTCAATGGTCCAAAGGTTCAAACCACGGTTGGCCCAGTCCAAAAACAGCAAATTGAGCGAGCGGCGTGCGGAATTGAGCTGATAACCGCTCGTCGGCCGCATGCCGCAACGCTCAAATGCCTCTTCAACCAGGTCGTCAATCGACAGGTTGAAGTTGGTGGTGTTCGACGTAGCCATCGATTAGTCGAAGGATCCGCCCATGCGCATCTTCTTGACCTTCTTCTTCTTCTTGGCCGCACCGCCCTTCTTGTAGCCGCGCATCGGCATACCGCTGTCCATCATGCCGCCGTCCATCATGCCCATGGCCATGCGCTTGTGTTGATTAACAT